TTTTATGGGGATGATAGATTAGATGACGGACACTTTATTTTGGAGATATAGAGGCCTATGGGTAAAGTAAAACAACCTAAAGTTGGGGATAGAATACGACACACAATCTCTAACTTAGACATTGTTAAAGAGGGTACTGTGGTGCAACTCCTATCAGCACAGTTTATATATGAAACAGATGATGGCTACAGTGGGTCTTGTTTATTCACTGGGCTTTGGAAGGAGGTAAAGAAAGAATGAAAGATCGAGAGACCCAGGCGGGGTATGACCTGGAGTCAGCCTATTGGACAGGTAATCTGTATGATGTTGAAGATGAACTCGAAGAACTTGACACTCTGGAACGTAACAGTCTTTTGCAGGAACAACTCTTTGGGTTGGGCCGCATGACAGAGGACACAGTTGAAGAGTTCTTCGCAGCACTTGACAATAGCTCTGATTTGTGATACCCTTAACTACATAGTGTGAACACGGAGAACAGAATGTCACTACCAGATATTCATTCAATGAGAGAAGAAGCTGCTTATGAGACAGTAGAGGATGCATACACAAGAGCATTTGTGTTAGGCATGGGAGTAAGATGTCCATCAAAGCATAAATTAATCGAGAGGTTTATAGAATTTTGTCGTGATGGTGGTAATGATCGTCTGCTACCACGAGAAGATGATGAAATTTTTGAGTTGATACCTGATTTTATTGAACACCTAGCAATTATATGACAGCCATCTACGGCTTTGACTTAGAACACTGGACAAGATTTAAAGATTCAAAGTATACCTCTCAAATGTACAAAGCTAAGATGATTATGCAGGTTTTAAAGACTACCAAGAACCATGTCATTGTGGAAGTTGGGGAGGGCATTGACCTAGATTTTCTAACAGATGTATATGATCCATTCATGCAGGAGATTGCCTATGAAGCTAAGAACAGTAGGAGTTAGTGTCACTCTAGTTGTAGTAGTGTGTGCTATATATGGTTTCCTAATCTGGTCAGGCTTACAAGCTGACAGGTTGAGGGAACAGGAACTAAACATTACTTCTTTGCAGGATAATGTGGCTGAACTTTCAAAGGTTCAGAGGATAGTGCAGGAGGGACTGAGCCAAGACGTACAAGACCTTGAGTTTGATGTCGATAGCGTGAGTACCCACAACAGGGAACTTATTCTAGAACTCAGTGACAAGGTGGATACTATTTACGAAGTCCTTAGCGCTCGCCTTTCAAGCCAAGTAGAGAAAGAGTTTGAAGAGGTAATGGCAATTCATGAAGAGATAGAGGATTTGTCTGGCCTAGTTAATGAACTTAGGAAAGAGCTCGAAGCTGTACCAGTTATAAGCCCTGGTCCTACACCGATAGAAGAGTTTACGGGGGAAAGGGTGGTGTCTACATTTCCTGTACCACCTCCCCCGCCGCCGCCCTTCATTGCACCAATAGAAGTAGATACACCATGCCCAAAGAGTCCTGACAACGCTGACATAGCACAGCGAATCTTGACTAGGGCAATGGAAAGGACATCCAGAACTGGAACCTATGCATTCACTGCTACCTTTGGTGTAGCCTCTGACGGAACCACCTATGATATAATTGTGGTTGGTAATGGCCCAAAGGATCTACACAGGGCAGTTGAACGCTACGCTCGTGCTCTCAATTGGACACTCATTGATGAGGTCAATGGCTGTGAATTGAAATTAAAGCTGGATGTTAAGTAACATTCATGGTATAATATTGCAGTGTTTTAAAGATAGTATAACGGAGATAAGTAAGTATGAGAGAAATTAATGGTATACCTTCTGTTGTGGAAGGTACTGCTTATTGGGCGCACATCCTTGTACCCAATACTCGATTTGAACCACAGAAATTTGAACTGAATCTAGCTGTGTCAGATGAAGTCTTCCAACTCTTTAGCGATGCTGGCTACTATGGCTGTCATGCAGCAGGGACGAAAGATTTCTCACCTGATGCGGTGGTAGTCTTTCAGAAGTTTGCCCACTCAAAGGATGGCACACCTAACCCATCACCACGCTTAGTGAATAGCGACAACGAGGATATCGATGTTGCGCTAGGTAATGGCAGTAGAGTTAAGGTTCAGTGGTCACACAGAGAGTATCCCATGAGGGGTTCAGGCAATATGGTATTACGTGCGGAGCCAGTAGCAGTACAGGTTGTTAACCTTGTAGAGTATGGTGAGACAAGTAACGGATCATCGTCAACAACGTTGGAGTTTTAATATGGCAGATAAGGAAGAGGCAGAGGCCCAAGAGGAAGCACCATCCTGGGTCTATGGAACTGAAGAGGCGACATATGATGTTCGAGCATTGGAGCAAGAGGCGCAGCAAGCATTCGCGCTACTCGTAGAAGTCAATGGCGAGGTGCAGGGATTAAACAAGAGGTTGTCTGTTCTTCAGGCAGCAGGTGTACAATTTAATACCTTGATACAGAATGCTCTGAAAGAAGAGGCCATCATAGAAACCAAAGAAGCACAGGAGGAAGAAGATTAGTGATAACAATCTGAAGTACACACATCTGTCCTGCCCCTATTGCGAGCATCGTGGATGCTTTTCAATAGATGAGGATTGGTCATCTTACTGCTTTAGCTGTAAGGAATATACCAGAGACATCCGAAAGGATTACCAAGGAGAGATTGAAGACTTGATAAAAACAGCAGAAAATGTTAGAACGGATAATCAAAATAGAACCAGACCAGTAGACAACTCCTCAACGGCAGGAATATATGGACCCTTACTAGATAGGGGCATATCTGAAGCAACTGCCAAGAGGTATAGTGTCAAGATAGCCGTTGATTCCAAGGGCTACCCGACCCAACACTTCTACCCATACTTTACAGCGAATGAAGTAACAGCAGTTAAGGTGAGGTATGTAAGTGATAAGCATTTCACATGGAAGGGTCACGCCTCGAACAATGGTCTATTTGGTGAACAGATTGCCCCTAAGAAGGGCAAGTACATAACCCTCACAGAGGGGGAGTGTGATGCAATGGCTGCTTATGAACTGCTAGGCAGTAAGTGGCCCGTTGTATCCATTAAGAGCGGGGCAGCAGGGGCAACCAATGATGTTAAGGAATCTCTGGAATTTCTGGAGAGCTTTGATACTGTTGTGATTGCCTTTGACAATGATAAACCAGGAAGAGAGGCAGCTAGAAAAGTAGCTAGACTCCTAAGACCTGGGTCTGCTAGGATTCTTACTCTTCCAGAGGGCTTCAAAGATCCTAATGAAATGCTCCGCAAGAACCAGCGAGAGAAATTCACAAGGGCCTTTTGGGATGCTAAAGTATACACACCATCTGGTGTTATCAATGTGTCCGACAATAGGGAGATGTTCAAGAAGCGTGAGAAAAGGGACTGCATACCTTATCCTTGGGAAGGTCTCAATAGAAAACTATATGGACTAAGACAAGGAGAACTCATGACCCTCACCGGAGGGACAGGGCTTGGTAAATCGTCCGTCACACGAGAGCTCGAACACTGGATTATAAAAACAACAAACGATAATGTTGGAATCATATCTCTAGAAGAGAGCAAGGAGAGAACCTTCGATGGTATCATGTCTATTGAAGCTAACGCAAAGCTTTATATAGATCAGATAAGAGAAACATTCTCAGATGAAGAGTGGGATAGATACTTTGATATTCTATACACTGAAGATAACAAGGATAGGGTATGGATTCATGCTCACTTTGGAACTAATGATATAGATGAGATCTTCTCAAAGCTAAGGTTTATGATTGTTGGATGCAACTGCAAGTGGGTAGTGGTAGATCACCTTCATATGATAGTCTCTTCAATTGCAGAAGGGGATGAGAGACGGGCCATAGATAACATTATGACCCGCTTCAGATGCCTTGTAGAGGAGACAGGTGTAGGACTTATACTAGTGTCACATCTTCGTAGGGTGGATGGTAATAAGGGCCATGAGAATGGCATAGAGACAAGCCTAAGCCATCTCAGAGGATCTCAAAGCATAGCACAGCTATCGGATTGCGTGATTTCCCTAGAAAGAAACCAACAATCTGAGGATATGGATGAGGCTAACACAACTAAGGTCAGAGTTCTGAAGTCTAGATACACTGGAGATGTTGGCTTGGCTACCTCGTTACTCTATGACAGAGAGACCGGGAGGCTAAGTGAGATTGAAACTGGAGACCTTTCACACTCCCTCTTAGAAGAGGACGTTCCACTGGAGTTCAATTGAAATGACTAGACTAGTCTTTGACATCGAGACAAATGACCTCCCTCCGAATGTCAAAAATATATGGTGTATTGTGGCGAAGGATTTGGATACTAAACATGTCTATACCTTTGGCCCAGAGTCAATAGAAGAAGGGATCGCTTTCCTGCAGAGGGCAGACTATCTTGTAGGCCATAACATAATAGGCTTTGATATACCTGTGATTGAAGAGTTTATGGGTGTCAAGCTTGATAGAGAGGGAGTTAGTATTGTAGATACTCATGCTCTATCCAGACTATTTAACCCTACCCGTGATGGAGGCCACTCCCTTGCTGCGTGGGGTTCTAGAGTGGGTATGGCTAAGATAAACTTTGAAAAGTTTGAGCGTTACTCAGGAGAGATGCTTGAGTACTGTATAAGAGATGTCGAACTTAATGAGAAAGTCTATCATGAACTTAGGAAAGAAGGGAAAGGATTCTCTAAAGAGTCTGTGGCCCTAGAGAATGGGGTATCAAGGATACTCTATGAGCAGAGGAAGAATGGTTTTCTCTTTGATCATATCAGTGCAGAGATACTTAAAGCAAGACTTGAAGAGAGGATGGAGAACATTAAAAGGGAGGTCCGAATCATCTTCAAGCCGAGGGTTACAGAAGTAAAACTGTATGCACAATTCACCAAGACGGGGGCACTTGCTAAGACTGCAAAAACTCTGGAGGATAAAGGTGTTAGGCTGACAGATGAGGAGTACCAGGAACTGGCTGGTTTCACACACAAGCCCATCAGCAGGTACATGGTTGCAGAGTTTAATCTTAGTTCAAGACCGCAGATAAGTGAGAGACTACAAGAGCTCGGGTGGAAGCCAGATAATTTTACCCCTAATGGCAGACCAACTGTCGATGAGCAAGTCCTGCTAGGGATTAAAGAGATACCCGTTGCAGGTCTTATCGCAGAGTATATGCTTCTACAGAAGAGAGTAGCGCAGATAGGTGGTAAGAAAGGATGGTTGGAATATGTTTGGGATGATGGTAGAGTACATGGATCTGTGATATCTAATGGTACTATCACCGGACGCATGACACACCAGCAACCCAACATGGCACAGGTTCCAAGCGTCTCATCTCCCTATGGTAAAGAGTGTCGTAGCTGTTGGATAGTACCGCCTGGTCATAAGCTAGTTGGTGTTGATGCGAGTCAGCTCGAGCTACGAATGCTTGCACATTATATGAAGGATGAAAACTATATAAATGAAATCATTAACGGAGACATACACTCCACTAATCAAAAAATTGCGGGACTTCAATCAAGAGATCAGGCGAAGACATTCATATATGCACTCCTCTACGGAGCAGGAGATAGAAAACTCGGAACGGTGGTTGGTAGAAGCCCAAGCAGTGGGAAAGAACTTAGGAAACATTTCTTTGATAATCTCCCATCATTTAGATATCTTCGAGAAAGAGTGTCAGCGGCATCGCAACGAGGCTTTCTCAAAGGACTAGATGGCCGTAAGATATTTGTGAGGTCTGAACACTCCGCACTGAACACACTCTTACAAAGTGCTGGTGCGTTGGTAATGAAGCAGGCCCTCCTGATCCTTGATGAGTCTATCAAGCGGTATGGTCTTAATGCCAAGTACGCCGCAAATGTACATGATGAATGGCAGATCGAGGTAGCTGAGAAGGATGCTGAAAGGGTAGGCGAACTTGCGGTAAAGGCAATAAAAGAGACAGCCCCTGTGTTTGATTTAATCTGTCCATTAGATGGGGAGTATACCATAGGAGACAACTGGAGTGAAACACATTGAACAAGCTGAACTAGAGTTATCGAAACCACCGACAGACCCTAATAGAATTGGAGACATAGCAGAACACTACGCCATAACTTACTTATGGGATAGTGGTTATAATGTCTACAAGAACTGTGGTTGTACTGGTCCAGTTGATTTGGTAGCTATGACACCGGAGGGAAAAATAATTTTGGTAGATGTTAAATCTTTACACGGTGGAAAACTAGGGGGCCGCACTGACGAACAAAAGAGATTAGGAGTGCAGTTCCTTCGTTTCAATTCCACCACACGTAAAATGAAATTTGTGGAGCACAAAGTATGAAAAAATTGGAGACTGTAGTAGAAGACATTTATGAGACACTCTCCTGTCTATGCGATCAGAAGGATCTTGATATACCAGAAGAGGATATTGAAGATTTTGGAGAGCGTATGAAGAATGTCATTCGGCACTGGTCTAAACCACATCAGGAA